TGTCTTCCTGAAAAAAATTGGTCGTTATGTTCGACCTGCAGATGGTTTCCAAGTGATTGCCACCGCAAACACCAAGGGTCAGGGTTCTGACGACGGTCGATTCATCGGCACTAACGTTCTGAACGAAGCATTTCTGGAACGTTTCCCTGTCACCTTTGAGCAGTCTTATCCGTCTGTTTCTGTGGAGACTAAGATTCTCAAGAATGTCTGCACTAAGTTTGATAAGTGTGATGACGACTTCATTGAGAAACTTGTCATGTGGGCAGATGTGATCCGCAAGACTTTCTACTCTGGGGGTGTTGATGAGATCATCACCACTCGTCGTCTAGTTCATATCATTCAGGCATACAGTATCTTTGGTGACCGTATCAAATCCATCACCAACTGTGTCAATCGGTTCGACGATGACGTAAAGCAGTCTTTCTTGGAACTGTACACCAAGGTGGATGCTGGTGAGACTCTGGAATCTGTTGACAACGAAGCACCTTTCTGATAAACTACCTCTGTTATATTATGACTGAAATGCACAACTGGAAGTACAATGAAGATAACCTTCTGAATGAGGTGCGAGATTATATCTCGCATACTTATCACCAACATTATTCTTCAGACAATGTTCAGACTCTTGATCTGATTGCTGCATGTGGTGATGGTGAGCCATTCTGCCGAAGCAACATTCTGAAGTATGCTTCTAGGTATGACAAGAAGGGCACTGCTCGCAGGGACATCATGAAGATCCTGCACTATGCACTGCTTCTTCTACATTTTAATGATCAAAACGCACAACGTGAGGAGTATCCTAACCGATGAGTAAAGTAAAGGTAAGTGACGATCTGACTAAGATCCTTAAGAATTTCAGTACAATCAATAAGTCGATTGTTATTGAACCTGGCAATGTGGTCTCTACTCTATCAGTCAACAAGAACATTCTTGCAAAAGCAACTATTACAGAAGAGTTCTCTAAGCAAGTTGCTATCTACGACCTTGGTGTTTTTCTGGGTGGTGTTAGTCTGTTTGATGCACCTGTCTTTGATCTTCAGTCCGACTCTTTCGTAACGGTCATGAATGAAAAGGGTCGTGCAAAGTCCAAGTATTACTATGCTGACCCTGAGATCATCGTCAAACCACCCAACAAAGAGATCAAATTGCCTTCTGTTGATGTTGAGTTTGATCTGCCCCAAGAAGATCTGCAGAAACTGCTGAGTGCTTCTTCTGTCTATCAGGTTCCTGACCTCTGTGTCTACTCTGAAGATGATAGCATCAACGTCTGTGTCAAAGATAAGAAGAACGACACTAGCAACTCATTCAGTGTTGCAGTTGGTGAGACCGAAGAAGAGTTTTGTTACTGCTTCAAGGTTGAGAATCTCCGTATGATTCCTGGCAACTATCGAGTTGAGATTAGTAAATCTAACGTTGCACTCTTCACCAACAAAGACTATGATGTGAAGTATTGGATTGCTCTTGAACCATGAACATTTTCGTAACTGACCCCAACCCAACAGTATGTGCACATGTTCTTCCCGATAAGCACATTGTCAAAATGCCTTTGGAAACTTGTCAAATGCTTGCTATCGTAGCATCTGACAAGTGGGGTCATGGATACGGTACACTCCCCAAAATGGATGGTACACCATACAGCACAGAGAAAGGTGCGTTCCGTAATCACCCCTGTACAATCTGGGCAAATGAGTCCATACATAATGCTTGGTGGTTGATCACTCATGGATTTGCACTCTGTAAAGAGTATCAACACCGATTTGAAAAACCACATTCCTGTCTCAATACTCTAGTCGCAGCAACCCAAATCTTTCCTGAGGGTGACGTTCGACTGACCACACCATTCGTGAGGGCAATGCCAAATGAGTTTAAACATGACACAAGCATTGACACTTTTACTGCTTACAAGATGTACATTAGCAGCAAACCTTGGGTTGCATCTAATTATCTTCGTGACGGATCCCGTAAACCAGATTGGATATGATGAATGAGACACATTTTGTTTACCCTTAAGGGGGCAAATCAGAATTTGCTAGACGATGAAAATTTTATTCGAGATGTTGTTTACTCAGCATCAAATAAATGTCAGTCAACTCTTCTAGCACTCAACTCTCACAAGTTTCAACCCCAAGGAGTTACTTGTGTTGCTATGCTTGCTGAATCTCATATCAGCATTCATACTTGGCCAGAGTTAGGAATGGCAGTTTGTGATGTCTTCACATGTGGAGACCACACTACACCTCAAGATGGTGTAGAATATATGAAGATGATGTTCGATGCTAAAGACATCATCTGTAATGAGTTTACCCGACCTTTGGAGTAATTTTTGAATGATTCGTAATGATTTTATCTGGGTTGAAAAGTATCGTCCCAGGACTGTGAATGACTGCATCATTCCTGATGCATCTAAAAAGGTTTTCCAATCGTTTGTAGAAAAGGGTGAGATCCCCAATCTACTTCTTGCTGGGTCTGCTGGTATCGGTAAGACCTCTGTTGCCAAAGCACTGTGTGAAGAACTCGGTGCAGACTATATTATTATCAATGGATCTGATGAAGGACGTTTTCTGGACACAGTACGGAACCAAGCAAAAGGTTTTGCTTCGACCGTCTCACTACAAGACTCTGCTTGCAAGCACAAAGTCATCATTATTGACGAAGCTGATAACACAACCAACGATGTACAACTCCTCCTACGGGCGTCTATTGAGGAATTTAATCGCAACTGTCGATTCATCTTCACCTGTAATTACAAGAACAAAATTATCGAACCTCTCCACTCCAGATGCTCAGTGGTCGAGTTCTCAGCTCGAGGACCAGAAAAAGCAGCACTGGCTGGACAGTTCTTCAACCGTGTCAGGACTATTCTTGAGAAAGAGAATGTACAATTTGATGACAAGGTTGTCGCAAAACTAGTACAAAAACATTTCCCCGACTTCCGTCGCACTCTCAATGAACTACAAAGATACGCTGCTACTGGTGCGATTGATTCTGCTATCCTTGCTTCTGCAGATGATCTCAATATCAATGGACTCATCTCGTCACTTAAGAACAAGAAGTTCGCAGAAGTCCGTAAGTGGGTAGTTCAGAATCTGGACAATGATACTGCTCTTCTGTTTCGTAAGATCTATGAGGCAGCATATGTCCACCTGCAACCCATCTCGATTGCACAAGCAGTCCTGATCCTAGGTAAGTATCAATATCAAGCAGCATTTGCTGCTGATCAGGAGATCAATACCCTGGCATGTCTAACTGAAATTATGATGGAGTGTGAATTCAAATGAACGTAAAACTAATTCGTATGTGGTCTGGTGAAGATGTCGTGTGCGACCTTCTAGAGACCAAAGACAATAGCATTGTCATCACCAATCCTATTGTTGCTATCCCCTCAGGGCAAGGTCAGATTGCATTTGCACCCTGGTCTCCTATCCTCAAGGGCAAGGGTGTTGAACTGGAGATTCCACGGGCATATGTGGTCTACACTTCAGAACCTCAAGATGAAATTGTTGATCAGTACACTGAGATGTTCTCTATTCTCAAGACTCCCCAGAAAAAATTGATAATGTGATCATGAAAAAAGAAAAACTGCGAGCACAAGTCAAGTCCCGTTTCTACTATTACTTCTGGGGTGCTGCCACTATTGCAGTTGTCCTAGGGCAGTTGTATGTTGGGACAGGATATCGTATAATGACTGGGGCAATGCTCCAATTACTTGATAATGTAATCCTTGTGAAGATTGAAAAATGATGCGTACAACTGACCGTTCCCCTCTTCGTTATCCTGGTGGTAAAACCAAAGCAATCACTCAACTGCAGGACTGGGTTCCTGCATTCACTGAGTACCGTGAACCCTTCCTGGGAGGTGGTAGCATGGCAATCAACGTTGCCAAGCACATGCCTGGGAAGTCTGTATGGGTGAATGACCTGTACGTCCCTCTGTACAACTTCTGGGTTCAACTGCGTGACAATGCAGGTGAACTCTCTGAACGTCTCTTCAAACTGAAGACAGACCTCAATAAGAATACTGAAGAATGCCGTAAGGTGTTCAATCAGTTTGCGAATGAGATTGATGATGCTACTGGTGTGGACCAAGCAGTAATGTTCTGGATGATGAACAAGTGTTCATACTCTGGTCTGACTCAGAACTCTTCGTTCTCCCCCACTGCATCGAATAGTAACTTTAGTCTTCGTGGCACAGAGATGCTGTTGGAGTACAGCAAACTGATTCAGAACTGGAAGATCACTAACGTGGACTATTCAGAACTGCTGCAAACTCCTGGTCAGGATGTCTTTGTGTTCCTTGATCCTCCCTATGACATCAAGGACTTCCTCTACGGTAAAGACCGTGAGATGCACAAGAACTTTGATCACCATCTTTTTGCTGACCACGTTGATGGTTGCCTGCACAAGTTCATGATTACCTACAACGTGAATGACTGGTTAGAGGAACGTTACAAGAACTATTACCAACGTTACTGGCAACTGCAGTACGGTATGGTTCACCGTCAAAACAACAAGAAGACTGAACTTCTTGTCACTAATTACAACTGTGGTTCACCTCTGGAGGCATTGATTTGAGTTTCGATACTAACTATCCCCTCAAGGATTATCTCAACTCCATCAACCTCAATAAGAACGACCTGATGGATGGTGAAGATCCACTGTGGGAAAAGAAGTATCCTGCATGGATTGTCAATAAACTTCTCTCAGCACACAGTGATACTTTGTTCCTCTCAAATGAGATGAACATGCACTCCTTTCTTGACAACAAACTTCAATTTCACTTTTATCTAAATAGTGTGAGGAAACGTAAACGGTTTGCTCCTTTTCTTAAATCAGAAAAGGAAAGTGATCTTGATACGGTTAAAAAATACTATGGGTTTAGTAATGACAAGGCACGTTCTGCTCTAAGAGTTCTGACCCAGGAACAACTTATTTACATGAAAGAGAAATTGAAAACTGGAGGAAAGGACAGATGATGCAGGAAGAGATTCAATGGACTGAAGAGTCCATGGTTCAGGTTACTCTAAAAGAACCTGATGATTTCCTAAAGGTTAGAGAGACCTTAACTCGCATCGGTGTGGCATCTCGTAGAGAAAAGAAGATCTATCAGTCTTGTCACATCCTACACAAGAAAGGAAAGTATTATATTGTGCACTTCAAAGAGTTGTTTGCTCTGGATGGCAAGAGGGCAAATCTTTCTCTGAATGATGTACAACGTCGCAACAGAATTATTCAACTGCTGGTTGATTGGGAACTGGTGGCAATTGATTCGACTGGTCAAGAAAAGATTGCTGACTCAGCACCTCTGAATCAAATCAAAGTTATTGCTTTCAAGGACAAGGATAACTGGACTTTGGAATCAAAATATAACATTGGCAAAAAAAAGGTTGTAGAGTTTCCTGCACAATAAATACTTCTGCCTTGCTCACCATCAATGTCTGAAGAAGTAAAAGAATCTCCCAAAGCAGAAGTAAAGGAAGAAAAGAAAAAAGGATTTTTCGGTAAAGTAAAAGATGCTGCTGAAGATCACGAAGGTCAGTTAGAAGCAATCAGCAC